CAGACTGTTGTTGGTTCAAGCTTGAAATTATTTGGTTGTAAACTTATAAGTCATGCCCCCTTTTCATTTCCATTGGCTGAAGTATTCTGAAACACCCTCGATACCTTTTATCATGAATGCTCTCATAACATCATTTTGAAACTTAATTTTATTTTCATCAGAAAGGTTATTAAAGTCCTGTTGTATCTCTTGAATTTTATGTGCTGTCTCTATTACAAATTTATCATATTCATATTTTTCTTGAAATAAATCCATTGTAATCCCCACCTTCCATCAATCATATATATAAGTTTACCTCAACTCAGTTAAAAAAGCCATCTCTTTTTTCTTTCACAATAAGTGAATTTTTATCTCGTTCATAGCATGAGATAATATTCACAAATAGTGAAAGAGGTATAGCTATGCATTTTAATAATGATACTGACCTATATCGTACTATAGGTTCAAATATAAAACATTATAGACAACAAGCTAATTTAACACAGATGCAGCTTGCAGAAAAGGCTCAAATCAGTATCAGTTATCTTTCTAAAATTGAAGCTTCTGGTTGTGATAAAAGTCTTTCCATATCTGTACTTAATCAGATTGCAAATGTACTCAATGTTGAAATCAATGACTTTTTTAAGGAGGAGGAGACAAATGCCAAGACAAGCTAATCGCTTTGGTGGCGGAGCTAACACCAATAGAAATGGACTCCATTTCGAACAAACAACATCCCTAAATACAGCATTACAAAATGCCGGATTTATCATTGCCAATCATTTTGAAGTATATGATAGAAACCAGTTACTAGGTTACTCTATAAATCAAGATGAATTTTCTACAATATTTTTGAGACAAAATGGAATTAATGACCGAGCCATCAACTCCAAACGATGGAAGCCTGATGAAGCTTTTATAAATGAAATTGATAAAACTGTTTACATTATTGAAAAAAAATTTCAGCGCACTAGTGGTTCAGTTGATGAAAAACTCGCAACATTCCCATTCAAAATCAGAGAATATAGACGGCTTTTAGATCCTATTGGTTACGATTTGGTTTATATCTATCTATTGTCATCTGATTGGTTTAATGTTCCCAAATATCAAGATTATTATGATTATATGGATGAACTTGATTGTCCTCATTACTTTGATAACTTACCATTATATGCTATTGGTCTATAAGCATCGATAGTTATTTTAGAAACTATCATATAGGAGGTGTTTCAATATGGCTATATGTAACAAACAACATCGATATTTGCAAGGTTTTAATGAGCTTCCAGAAGCTCAAGATAATAGAAACGGGGGACGACATATCTGTGCCGCTTGTGCTTATGAAGAGGGACTAAAAGATGCTCTACAAGGCAATTCCCCACAATCAGATCTTTCTCATTTGCCCGATAGTCAAGCCGGTGCTGTACGCCATAAGAGTGCTATTGATGCATATAATCTCGGATATAAATTTGGCAGGGAAATCAGTTCTTAACTAATATTATAAGGTATCTTGAAAATTATATTCAAGATACCTTATTTTTATCTTCCCTCATACACCTCCCACAACCTCTTCTGCTCCGCTCCAATTCTCAATATCTCCTGCAAATCTCTTGCCATAGCCTCAACATTAGCATCCATCTGTTCAACTGTTCCTGTCCTGTTACCTGCCTTAATCTGCCATACTACAAAGCCTGGTATGAATCCTGCCCCGAATGTGAATATCTGCTTCATACAGAAGACGGAAAACATTTTGAATACAGGAACTACTATGATAGCTATTTTAAGCCTTTTATGGAACAACTTAATATTAATCGTACACCACACTGTTGCAGACATACATGTGTATCTATGTTAGCATAAGCTGGTATTAACCAGACGATTATCAAAAAGATTGTGGGGCACTCTGGTGCAATTACACTCACCGAAAAAGTGTATACCCACTTTGATATAAAGGAGCTTGTAGATGCGATTAATAGAATTTAAATTAAGAAAGGACATTCCCCAGTGTTTCTACTGAAAAATGTCCTATACATATCAATATCTTTGTTGCATACCTGCTGCATATGTGTTGCATTCGATGTAAATTCCAACACATCTGACAGCATTCCACAACTTCTGTAACCCTTGAAAAATGGGCTTTTCTTGATATCTTCGTTCTTGAAAAATTATCTCTTTGATAATTTTCGACCACAGTTTTAAGCCATTTTTACGGCTTTTGTTTCTAGTAGATTACTACCAATTTTTATTTTGTGTGTTCTTGGACGACTTCTTCAATCAGAATCGCTTCCTTATTATAATAGTTCATTCACACGTTTCTGAACCCTGCCTGAATCATACCCTGCTGCCTTAAGCCTGTCAATACGTTCCTGTCCATTGCCCCACTTACCAGCTATGACCTCATGAGCCACAGCATTGATGACCTTCTCAGAACTGAGCTGTGATGCCTTGACCAGCTTGTTGACTGCTGCCTGTACCTTATTGTAATCATATCCAGCCTTTGTGAGTCTATTCTTACGATCAGTACCGTTGCCCCACTTGCCCGCCAGCACCTCTTTAGCCAGTGTGTTGACGCTCTTCTTTACCGGCTTAATAGTGACAATCTTCACAGCCTTAGTAGCTAGCTTGTGCCATGATGCTGCACTTATGTATGCTTTGTTGAGGTCAAGGTTGCCATTGTAGCCTGAGAGCTTGCCAACAGATGTATACTGCCTGATCAAGCAATTATATTTTCCTTCGTTCCATGGGTGCTCCTGGTATCCAGTCTCAACATAATCTGGGTACTGAGCGACCCACAGGCCAAAACCAGTTTTCTTCACTGCATCCATAGCGCTCTTCTGGATGTATATCAGTGGCTTAATGCCTGTCTTTTTCTGCACATAACTGCACCACTGCAAGCACCATTCCAGATCCTTGACACCAAACAGATGGTTGTCCTTGGCTTCCCAATCCAGAATAAGTACCGCCTTGCCGATATACTTCTTTACATACGCAAGGAAGTGGTCAGCCTCTTTCTGTGGATCTCCGCCATTTGAATAGTGGTATACTCCCAGAAGTTTTTTTCTACTCAAAACTTTATCGCAATGCGCTGCAAAGTATCTGTTCTTGTAGTTCGTTCCCTCGGTCGCCTTCACGATGCAGAAGTCGTATGGCACTTTGGCAAGGTCTATATTTTTATCTCCCTGCCATGCACTGATGTCTATTCCATTCATATTATTCCCCACCTTTCTCTTCGCTCTTTGAGGTTAATATATCTATTGCTTTATTGATTACCTTAGGAAGCGGTACACCCATGAGACCAGCGTTCTCCACAATACTGATCGTCTCATTTACAATAAATCCTATTATCACCGCATCCCGGATATAGTTTGACCCTATCGCCAGATCGAGCCTATAGGCTATCAATACAAACAAAAGGGACATGCCCTTACGACATAATCCCTTCCATCCTGCCTTGCTCTCTAAGGCTCCTGACGTTGTTTTCTTACTGTTGTGAAAAACTCCAGCCACCACCAAGCCACTCACATAGTCTATGGCCATGAACATGACCAGTGTTGCCAGCCCTGCATCCCATCCACCAAACAGGGATGCTATCACACCGCCTATTGCTCCGGCGGTTGTACATATTGCATTTTTCATACTTTCTATCCTCCTAAATTAAGATGTCAATTTATCGCCTGTCAGCCATGTTCCAGAGAGTGATATCTCATCATTTGCTGCAAGTTTCACTGTAGTACCCATCATGCAGATGTTTCCGTCTGGTCCCTGCTGACCGGATGATACAGCTACGATCGATACCGGCCTGAAACCAGTCGGAACGGATGCTACAGATACAGTTCCGGTCCTACCAACAGCATATGACTTCTTGATCTCTATGTCCTGTTCATTCTGCCTGGAATACCATTTATATATTGATATTGGAAGGCCACAAATGACCATTATAGCACCAATCACTTTCCCGATTTCAATAATCGCACTCGCGTCTATATACATATTCCTGGCTCCTTATCATATATCAGTTGATAGTTCCACGGCGAATCTCGACTCATTATACTGCGTATTCACTGTTAAATATCGCTTGGTATCTATATCGAAGTCATAGTAAGTATAGTCATTACACTGTGGACCATACTTTATCCCATACAACGATTTAGATATTATATAGTCTAATACTACCGGGACGAGTAGCACTATATCTTTGGGTCCATAAGTGGCGTTGCCCAAACGTCCACTGTATGGACTTGTGATCGCCTCCATTCTGTCAGTATATGCAGCATTGCCGTCGGCATGGACATAGATAGTATGTTCCTCACCAGTTTTAATGTCGGTGCCTGCGTCGACTATGAACTGCATCTTTTCAGGGCTTGGACCCAATACTACACCTTTGGCAGTTATGACGTAGTATAGCTTCGCACTCATTGCGCCGACGCCATTTTTAGAACGTGACACAGGAATACTCTCTTTAAAATAGAAGTTGACCTGGCTTGACGTCACACCTTTAACTATGCTCAACATCTCTAAGGTCGAGCTATCAGCATTATATTTGAACCGGAATCCCGTTGTATTGTATGCGTCATCGCCTTTGTACAAGACCCAGTCGCTTCCAGATGTTATTGTGTAATATTTTAAGCCAAGAGCAGCAGCTATCTCCTGAATCTTCTTGTCCGTGACGTCCGATACCCAGTATTCGCTGTCAACCTCTTGTTTCCCTAACGCTATTGTTTCAATCCTTAAGCTCATCTATTCCTCCTGTTCTGGTAGTATCGTGTACAAATCGCTTATCAATCCATATGTGTAAGGAACTGTACGCGTAACTATCCCGTATGTGACTCCGCTCGGTATCTTTCTGACGTTGTCCGCCATTTTGTGCATATTATCTTCGACCGCCGTCTCAACACCCTTCTCCGTGATGGCGGCGGCAAGGTCTTCTCGTCCATCACGGCCAGATTTTTTTAGTTCCATCACCTTGTTCCGCAAGGACTCTATAGCTTCTTTATTGGAACTTACCTGTTTGACCGATGCCTGTACATCTTTCCTGGCACGCTCGATATCATCTAACATAGTCTCGCATTTCTGCTGAATCTCAATATACCATGCCTGCTCCACAGGCTCTGGCGCTATATCTGTGCCGGACAATCCATCGACTATCTCCTGTTCTATTGATCTGACCTTCATAAGATAATTGCTCGATGCGAATTCGATCGAAAATGTCAATACTCCCATCGACGGGAGCGCTTCACCTGGAACTACCCAACCAAACAGCAGGTCTTCGTCACTGCGTTGCACGTTGATTACCTTATTGATGTCAGAATGCCCACCTGGTGCTATGTATAACACCTGTATGTTCTTAGTTGACAAATCTATGCCGTCCACATATCGTGGTATTTTAAATGCAATGTACTGCGAGTTGTTTTCTCCTGCTATCAGCGTTTGCTGCTTAAGCACCGAGATTCTCTTCTCTAAGGGATCTATGTCAAATATCATTGTGTCGGAATATGCATTCTCATGATTATATCCTTCTACATATTCATATTCCATGCGCTATCTCCTTTCTAACTCACTCTCTGCCAGGCATTGACTGTTATGTATGGTGGCATGATTTCTATTTCCTCGCCAGCGCCTACGCTGCCAGTGTTGCCATATCCCGACTCATCTGTCTTGAGTGCCTTTGGGCCAATGGTAATACTGTGTGTATGTGCTCCATCTGTCGATGTCCTAGATGTTCGAGCCCCTATGAGTCCCGATGATGTTGCCCTATAGCTCGCAGTTCCAGCGGCTACCTCCTTCACCTGCGAGAATGAATGACTATGATTGCCCGCCGTTCCGATAGTGGCGGTGTGTGTATGACTTGGGATGTTGTGCTGGTGGTTAGGTATTGAATGTGTATGTGGCGGCAGGTTGTCTTTGCCTATTTGTATGTACCTGTTTCCGCTTGTAAGCCCCGTCTTTTCTTTGTCGGCTGCATACAGGAATTCGCCTTTTATTCGGTTCCACTCGCCGCCAAACAGCTCCGCTGGATCGGTCGCTGCCATGCTCATATATATGCTGCCTACCGGATATATCGCATCTATGATTGACGCTGCAATACCTGCCAGCGGCTGCAAAACCGGAACAACTGACTCAACGCTTACTATGCTAAGCTCCTGTATTTTGATGTTGTACAGGACTACATCATCTGTTATCTCGCCGTTAAAGATATTGCCGCGTGTCACTGACGGCTTAGGTGGAGTTGCTGTGCTTGCCACTTCTATCCCTCTCGCTATGTACATTGATGCGCTCTCAACTCCGGTGCCTGTGTCCTTGGAATATCTAACAACAACTGCATCATATCTTGCCTTACCCTGTGATCCGTTTTCTATCGCTAAGGTCTCGCTTGAATTCTGCGGTATTGAAAAGTGCCGTCCCTGGTTAATCAGGTCGCCGCTGCCGATTGTTATCTCGTTGTTTGAGTTTAGGGTATAAGCCATCTGCTCACCGGTTTGCATAATGTATGCATCGTTGCCGCAGATGCCGGCGTTGAACCGTCCAGCATCTGCTGAGGTTACATGTCCCACCCCTGCATATCCTGTTATAAGTCTTATCATATTTAACTCACCTCATATGTTATAGTTACATCGTCATTGTTAATTTTAACTATCTTCTGTGTTACTTCCTGTATGGTTGATATGCCTGTTACGCTTTCAACCGCGCCGACTATATCGCCTATGTCGTAAGACTGCTCTGTCTCTTCCAAGTCAATCTTTAAGGTGTCTCTTGTGGTCTCCTGGAGCCTTTTGACAGCCTCAGCTACCATAGTGGCGTACTGGTCTGTGACCTTAGTGTAATATGTTCCAGTCGTCCACTTCGGGGCGACCTTATCCGAAGACTTCTTGTAATACGTCCCAGCTTTCCATGTTGGCGCCTGACCATCCTGTTTGGTATAGTATGTCCCGCTCTTCCATGTTGGCGTCTGCTCTGTCTTCTTATATGTGTACCTTGTTTCTTTCTTCCAAACAGGTGCAACCTGGTAGCTTTCCTGCACGAAATACGTCTTGGCTTTCCATGTTGGAATCTTCTTATCTTCCCTTTCGGCAACCTTCTCGTATCCTCCAACCTTTTTACGCTTGTAATAGCTGGTATAGTTAGTGTCCCAGTCCGTCGGTTTTCTGGTCTGCAGATTGTATTTGTTCCTTGACACGCCGTCAACCTTCTTGTATTCGGTTGTTACTCCGTCAGAGTACAGGACGTAATAATTCCCGTAGTTCTTTCTCCAATCAGATGGCTGTCTTGTCTGTTTTGTATAAGTTTCTTTCTCTACACCCTTGACAGATTCGTAATCGCTTCCCTTGGTGTAGTATTCCTCATACTTCGCCGCCCAATCTGATGGCTTGCTTGTCTGGGCTGTGTATGTAGTTGTTCCGGATACTTTGTTATATGAGTCGCCGTTTCTCGTTGAATAATCCCCGAAGTTCGCCGGCCAATCCGATGGCTGGTAACGTGTCAGCGTGTATCCTACTTCAACGCCTGCCACTGCCTTGTAGCTGTCGCCATCCTGAATGTAGTAAGCGTCATATTTCGCCTGCCAGTCTGAGGGCGTCTCTGTCTGAAGTATATAATTGGTGGTGATTTGTGCGCTGCTCATATCTAACACCTCTGCCACTTCATCCTCGCCAATTAGTACCTGCCTTGATGTGTCAAGGATATAATCCGAGTCTTTCAGTGGATTCTTGGTCGTAGCGTATGGCTGAATTCCTCCGTTCTCGTCCGTGAAGATGTGTATCACTGCCCTGTCTGCAAGATCTCCCTGTCCCAGGCATAACATATGATTGACTGGTGAATACTTTCTCGCCACTTCAAAATTAACCTGTGACGTGTCGAATTCCTCATCCTGTGAATAGTCATGAATCTGTTCCGCACGCATTACAACCTTGCCGTTCTGCCATTTTAGCTTGAGTTTTGCCCCAGAATCCTTAAGCATTGTCCGGATTCCCTTATATCCTGTGACATATCTGTCGAATTGATAATGTACTGTGATGCCTGAGTCTTCTGTAGATGCCTCAAACAAGGTCAACAGGTCAAGCCTTTTAATCAGATCAGCAAGCACTTCATGCGCCTCACCATCCGCCACAAGATAGTCCTGCCCCGGATCCGGACACAGCACCTTATGGTCTATGTATCCCTGCCACGTTGGGCCTGAATATGTCACTTCATCAGCTTTAGTATTTACTTTAATCTTCTCGATGACTCCACCGTACTCCTCACCTTCAACATATATATAGTATCCAGCTTTGCAGCAGTGTGCTGCCCGGTCAATCTTGAGCTCAAAGTCGTTTTCATCTTCGCCATACGACAAATCTAATGTATATGCGTCGAATATGCCTATATCTTTCTTTGTGTCATCTGCATATATCAGATCCATTCCGGCTCACCTCTTTCGTCATATACAGTGATGTCAAACGCCAGCGTCTTGGCTTTAAGTATTCTTGATGTTCCTGTTTTTATTTTCTCGAATATGTCGCTGTCTCTTGCTCTTGTGTGGTATATGTTCTCTTCTCGACCATACTGGTCGTATTTTTTTATGGTCTTTGATATAGTGTTAATAACAGCGTACTCGCCTGCGGCTATATCTGCATCCATACCATACTTATGATCTCCGATGGTTATGGTCGGCTTTGATATTGGTCCAAATATAATCATCTCAAAGTTTGCTCCAGCAACCGTATCAACGCTCAGTATCTCTATGATCTCAGCCTGTCCATAGTCATAGCCTCCATAGTCGAATCCGTCATAGAATCCTTCCATGCCGTAGTCTAGTGCGCCAACCTCTCCGGATGATGCCATGTAGCTATGTTTATATTCCTTAGTCCACATAGGATGAAGGCTCAACACTGTCAACTGTTTGGTCACAGATTCGAACAGTTCATCATAATCTGAGTGTTTCTTGCTGACTATGTATGCCCGCTTGTAATAACCGTTCCACCATATCTTTCCCGGTGTCATACGCTGTATATCTCTGTCAAGCACCGTGTACATGTGGTTCATCAGCGCATTGAATTCTTCAGCGCTGTCGGCCATGATATCAAGTGTCAGAGTGTATGTCTTCGTATCCTTATAGAATCTCTTTATCTTGCCTATGCCGTTGATTCCGGTTATTGTCGTGTAGTTCCATTCGTCATCGAGCAGGCTTTCAGGCGCCTGTGCATATATGCCGCCGCTCATGAAGTCTATGATCTGCCCGTCTGAGCTTTCGTAATATAATGTCATACCGGCCGCCTTTCTAGTCTTCCGATCTCTCTGCCATTGAGATTGATGGTGATGTTCATTCTTGCACACGCCTTTGCTGTTGCCTCGCCGAGCAGATCATAGTCTATCTGACCTGTTCCACCTGCTGCCTCGACAGCCTCCGCAACATATCCCTGCAGCACATTGATAGGCGCTATTGCCTCATATCCGGCTTCGCCGCCAACCATCGGTGTTCCCGATGGACTTGTGCCGAACTGTGTGGCTCTCTTCAGCACTGCACCGGCTCTATACCATTCCACATCAACCGTCGGCTTTGTTCCCTTTCCGGCTATTCCCCATGGTGCCTCGCCGCCGCTTATTTTAAAGTGAGGGAGCTTAATATCTGGGAGTTTGATCTTCAGCTTTTCAAAAATTCCCTTTATCTTCTCAGCCAGATTAGATATGGTTTCTTTTGCCGTCGAAAGCGGATGGGTGATTGCTTCCTTCACCTTACTGAATATATTCGACGCCGTTTCCTTTATCTTCGAACCTATATTGGATATTGTCGAATGGATTTTGTTCATGAAATTGTCTATAAATTCACGGAAGCCTGAGCAGTTATCATAAAGCAGCTTGAACGCTCCGGCAAATGGATTAACAAGCAGCAAGAGAAGTCCCTGCCAGTTGCTCTTGATCCAGTTAAGTATATTTACGAAAAAACCTTTCACTTTTGCGATTCCATTGCTTACTGACTCCTTCACCGCCTCCCATGCAGCCGCCATCTTTTCTTTCAGAACCTGTGCTACTTCTATAACTTTCTGCTTAATCTCGTCCCAGTGTTGGACGCACAAAACTATGACCGCAATTACAGCGGCTATGGCCGCCACTATAAGCAAGTATGGTGCGAGTGCTGCTGTCTGTGCTGCTACAAGCCCCCAGAGTGTCGTTGTCTCTGCTGCCTCCATAGCCGCCTTGACTCCTGTCACTGCTGACTGCAGCGCCATGGCTGTTGTCAATACTCCTATGACCACGGCTATCGCTGTGATGATTGGCTGCATTTCCTGCAGCTTAGCAACTATAAGCGGTACATTGTTCGACACCTTTTCAATGATCTCTGTCACCTTCGGTATTGCATCAGTAACTATCGGCTGTATGATATCCTGTTTGAGAGTTCTTCCAAGACCTTCAAGCGAACTTCCCACATCGTCATATCTTGTGTTGGCCACCTCATCCATCTTGCCCTTGGTGTCGCTGAAGCTGTCGCCGACTGACGATATGCTTTGAATAAACTGTGTGCCACCATCCTCTGCCATTGTTCCGAACGCAAGTGCCGACAGGTTCATCTTGTCCTGTTCCGTCTTGGCATTCTGGATATCTGTAACTATTGAAGAGACTACTTCCTTCTGTGTTGCTCCGCCTGTCTGCCACTTGGCAAACAACTCCTCTGTCTTCTGACTCCACACGCCTGTGCCGTCCTTGACCTCTCCGGTCTTCTCGTCGATCTGTGTCATGGTGTCCGCAATAGTTCCATCTCCAAGTCTTGTCGTTACCTCGTTAATGGCGTCATTGACCTTGTCCAGGTTATATGCACCGCCCTCTGAGCCATTCTTTAACAACTGGAAATACTCATCAGCCGTGTACCCGGCCTCAGCAAACTTACCTGCATACTCTGACACGTTATCGCCAAGCTCATCGGTGTAGTTAAGACCCTGCTGTGCACCGCTTGCCATGAGATCGAACGCCTCTGTAGCCGACAGGCCAAAGTGGCTCATAAGTGAGTTGACTCCCCTAAGGGTCTCTGTCATATCCATTCCAAATGTATCCTCGAGGGTTATAGCGTTCTCGGTGAGAGACTTGAGCTGTGATGGATCAACCTCCTTGGTTACTTCCTTTACTTTTGTCATCTTCTCGGCTATATCTGTGAGGCTTTCTCCGAAGTTATCCTTGTATATCTCCTGCATGACCTGGTTGTATTCATCCATGGAGTCAGCCGCTGTGCCTGTAGCAGCCGCAAATCTCGCACTTGCTGCATCTGAGTCCGTTCCGATCTCTGACAACGCAGAACCAAGCCCCTTGATGCCATCGCTCACAAGGTTTGCCATCGCTCCTTTCGCAACAGTATAGCCTTCGCCTGCCTCTTTCGCACTTTCGCCTGCTGCCTCAAGATCCTGCACATTCTCTTCAAGAGCATTGCTCAAGTTCTTAGCCTCAGTCTGCAGCTTCACTGTGTTGGTCTGTGTGTTAGTGAGCTGTGTCGCTAGCTTTCTTGCCTCGTCGCTGTTCTCACCATATGCCTTTTTAGCAAGATCCAGCTTTTGCGTGAGGGTCTCCTGTTTTCGCTTACTCGCCCCTATCTCCTGTTCAAGGAGCTTCTGTTTCTGGCTGAGGTATTCCTCCTCGTCGCCGGTAGCTTTATACTGAGCCTCTGCAAGTTTCATCTCGGCGGTGAGCTGTGACATTGTGCTGTCTGACTCTGACATGGCGCTGTCGAGCTCTGCCATAGCCTGCGCATTCTCATCCACTTCCGGTATAAGGCTTGCAAGCTGACCTTCTAGCCTCTCAGCCTGTGCCTGTGAATTCATGATTGCTCTCGCCCACTTATCCACTTCGGTGCTGTTCTCACCGTATGCCACTTTTGCGGCTTCCATCTTCATGGTGAGAGCTTCCTGCTCCTGCTGATTAGTCTCAAGCTGCCTTTCAAGTATCGACTGTTTCTGGGTGTAGTATTCGCCCTCATCGCCGCTGTTCTTGAACTGAGCCTCGACAAGCTTAAGCTCCGCTTTAAGATTTTTCGTTGTATTCCTTGCAGAATCAAGGTTAGATGTATATTCTTTAGTGTCTGCTGTAAATTTAACGCTTGCCTCGCTCTTCTTTTTAGCCACGTCTCTCACCTGCCTTCCTTACTGCGTAGTTCATCCATCCGTCATAGGCTGCCTTATTTGCTGCAACCGCCGACAGAAAGTTTAAGTCGCTGTCGTAAAATGTTTTTTCCGGGATTCCGAGGATCAACACATAATACGTGTAGTAGTCCTCTATATCCTCCAGCTCAAACCTGGGTAATTTTATCGACCGTTCTTTCTCCTTCGTGGCTTTCCTGAACGCATCACGGAATCCTGTTTTTTTTTCGTCGAATTAAACAAGTTGTTGAACGTTGTCGCAAGTTCCTCCCTATCGTCTGTGATGTCCATCAGGAATTCCTCATAAGGTGGGATATCTTCATCCGGATGTGCGCATGCATAGGCGATGTAGATGAATGTCGCCATGTCAAGCTCGTTGAAGTCTTCGCCCTTCTTCTGCATTTCCTTGCACTTGGCAAAATACAGATCTGCCAGCGGCTTATTTCTCTTGTTAAGCTCTGCTATAGCGCCAAGATTGAGCGTCACATTTTCAAATCTTCCGTCCGCCATCAATAATTTGTGGTATACCATTTATTTCCTCCTACAAAAAAGAACACCCTTGCGGGTGCTCCTGTTAGACAGTTGTCTTTATTAAGTCCAGCGAAAAGTCAGTCAGCCACTTCTGCTTGATGGTATCGCTTTCAAGCTCACTCTCAAGTGCTTCGTACATGCATTCACCATTCTCATCCGGCATTAAGTCGATAGTCAGCTCAAGCTCAGCAACCTCTTCTGAGCCATTTTCGATCTTTCTTGACGGTCCGGAGGTGAGAACACATCTGGGATATGCCTTGTATTTTACATTCTCATCCTCATCAAGAACCTTCTGTGTGAGTGAGAACTCGGGATGCTTGCTATTCTCACCATATGCATATACCCCTGCTGCCAGCTTCTCTCTTGTCATATCATATATCTCGTTGTATACACTGCGCGGTACGTGCAACGACTCTTTAAGAGTGCCATTCCCAGTGCCACGGGTTCTCTTTTTCGCGACTCTGCCTCTGCACTTCTTTGTAATCGTCTTAACCTCAAGTTCCTCCTCGCTTGATCCTATACAGTTCATATCTTCATATGATTCTTTCCCGGCCACCTTGATATGCTGTTCTGTTATTTCAAATTCCGAAAAAACGTTGTTTGTCATTATTCGCTCCTTTCTAGGATTTCCTAGTCGCCCAGGAGTTTTCCCAGGCATATTTCTATGATTCTATCCTCTGAATTCTCTGCGCCCCGCTGCATGAACATCTGATTGCCGGCATGTCTCTTCGTGTTTGAGCCATCGTCTGGGAAATATAGATATCCATACGCGGTTCTTGTCTTTACTGTAACTGCAAGAAGTTCATCAACATGTGTGAATGGCTTCGCCGTGCTTGCCGGTTTCTTTTTCTTTTTCCAGCCTCGACCTGATGCAGGCAGGATGCTCTCTATCTCGTTCTGAATGACCTCAGCGCCCTCGCTATGCAGAACATCGTTGATAGTCTTGATTCCATCGTCTTTGTACTGACTGATAAGGTCGTCAAATACTACCTCGCCATCCAGCTTGAACCATTCTGATTTCATTTATCGCCTCTTCTCCGGGTGATAGAACGTGATCGTTGCTATCTCAATAACCACGTCTGAACTGCCCTTAGTCGTGTACTCATACTGTATCGGGTCTGATGTAACTTTAAGTTTTGCGCCGGCGCAATTCTCCAGGGTGCTTATCGCCTTATCTATATACCCTTCCGGTATATAGTCCTCATGGATTATGTGCAGCTCATACGTAGTCTGATAGTCTACCTTGTTGGATGACTTAGACCTGTCTCGCCTGTTGAACACCATATAGTTCCACCTGGTCATCTCCTTGGCCGTACATGCTCCGTAATATACCGCGTTCATTGGCACATCTGGATCCATGGCCAGGGCTTTCAGAGTGTCTTCCACTGCCTCTAATACTGTCATAGCTTTCGCTCCTCCTCCAGGTATATATACATTTCCTGCTTGGCTCTGTCGTGGTCTATCTTGATGATGCTGTAGAGCATATCATCTATCACAGCCTTCTGCGTCGGGACTATCTTGTAGGACCTTGTCTTCAGCTTAACCGAGAGGGTGCGTCCCTGGCTGGATGCAAACTCTATGTCCTCATCCCGCTTACTGCATTCACTGTAATTTAGCTTGATTACATCTGCCAGTTCATCTCTGGCTGTGGTGTTCTTTACCGCGCCAAAATTGTTTTTGCGTTCTTTAGCCTCACAGATGTGTACAATGCCATCGTTGTATGTGCTAAATCTGCTCTTCATCATCGGTCTTGACCTCCTTGACGCGCTGTATGTGCTGCAGTCTCAATATGTCCTTGAGATATGCCGTCTCCCACTCGTCCAGGCAGTTGTTGTATGCATACAGTAAATATGAGAGGTAGAGCCTGTGTGCAAGCCCGGGAGCGAAGTAATCAAGCTCCGCCCCGAACAAGTGATTAAGCTCTACCTCAGCGTCCAGCATCATCCCGATAAGTCTTTCGGTTGTATCCGTATCATTCCAGGTTATCTGGAGGTGTCTTTTGACGTCCTCCAGATAGGCGGCTGGCATATTGTTCTTATCAAGCATGCTGTATCACTCCTTACTCTGTCTGTGTGTTTGCTGCCTGGTTCACTGTCACATTTGTGTCAGTGCCCTTAACCATGATATAAGCCTCCTCAAGCTCTGATATATCAAGCAGTACAGCCACTGTGTTGTCGTATGCCTTACCGTTGCCATGGAGCTTGATCTTGAACGCTCTCTTGTCCTCGAAGAACTTGAACTCGTCGGAATACTCAAGAGTACCTTCCTTTGATGTTCCAAGTCCCATGAAGTACTCTTCAGGGAGGACGAGAAGGGCTTCACCATCTGCCATCTCTGCAGACTTAACAACGTCTGTCGGGAATGGGAACAGGTTAGTGGCATAGGTGCCTGCTGCCGTGAGTGCTGTCGCCGCCGGCATGATCTTAGACAGATAGTCTTTCATGTTACAGATCAGTGTTACCTGATCGAACACTCTTGAACGTCCGCCGTGCTTTGTATAGCCATCCTTGGCGTTGCCGTTCTTCTCTGCGGCTGTTGCCTTGGCGGTCACCGCTCCGGTTGTGTTGTTGGTGTAGTATGTCTCTGTCTCCGCAAGATTAGCAAGTACAGAGCCGTAGTCCTTAGGGCTGAAAGACTTAAGCTTGATCGCTGTCTTACGTGGGTATCCGTCAGATGTGGACACGCTGACGCCCTGGTGGATATCTCTGTCCATTCCCACAGGCCTATTGTGCCCGTTGCCGCCGATGATAGCCTGCTCAAGTGCCTTTGCAAGAGCCTCAGCAAGGAAGGCACGGATGTATCCATCGAGGAATACAGGACCCAGCTCAAGCATATCCTTCTCGATAAGAGCGAAGGCTGAAAGCTTGTACTGTGTGATGTCTATAGTTCTGAATGCTGATGTGATCTCCTTCGTGATCTCTGAGTTGACCTCGCCCCATACAGCTACATCTGCTGTGTGGTCGTTCAGGATCCAGCGTGTAAGGTACTGAACTGATACGAAGTTGATCTTGTCAAGGAGTGGATGCTCCTCTGTAAGATTCTTGTATACGTCCTCGATGATAGTCTGAGGCATAACCTCAGGTGTCAGAAGTCCGTTCATGGTCTGAACTGTCGGCTGCTTACCGGCGTCAATGACCTTCTGGTAGTAGTTCTTCTCTTCTGCGGTCAGAACTCTGAATCCTCTCTGAATGAGGATGTTCTCATCGCCGTGGGCGCTCTCAAAGTCTTCCTTGACTGCTGCGGCGATCGACTCACCAAAGCCCTCAAAGGCTGTCTGGATCTGTGCATCTTCGCCGGTTGCGATTGCTGCCTGCATGGCTGCTACAGCCTGCTTGACTGCTGGGTTTGTTGTTGCTTTAAACATACGGTTCCTCCTTTATAGTGCCCCGAAGAATGTCTTCAGGTAGTTGTTCTTCTCAGTCGGCTGAGGTGTTTTCCCTGCCTTCTGAGGTGGTGTCTGTTCCTTTGTCTTGAGTTCTTTCAGCTCCTGCTGTATAGCATCAAGCTTCGACATGATCCCTGCATCCTTGTTATCTGCCAGAATGGCCGATCTGATGCTTGCAAATGCTGTCTGCTGCGCCTCCTCGTCCTCCTCGTCCTCCTCATCGTCTGCTATATCTGTGGCAAATCCATAGTCAAGACACTCGTACGCAGTGAGCCAGGTCTCAGCGTTCATCATGTCCTTGATCTCATCTTCCGAGAGACTGCTGACCTTCTTGTACGCCTCAATGCTGGACTGGTTGATCTTGTCGTTATCCTCTGCCGCCTTGCGCATCTCCTCACTGTTTGCATATCCAAGATAGCTCATGCAGTTGTGTATCATCATAAGAGCTATAGAGCCCATTGTTCTGATATCACCGGCACAGAATATGATCGTAGCCGCAGAGCAGGCGAATCCATCACAGTATGTGTGTATCTGTGCCTTATGTCTCTGCAGCGATGAATATATCGCAAGAGCCTCTGCCACCTCTCCGCCATAGCTGTTGATATATACGTTGATAGTGTCGACATCGAGGCCGTCTATAGCCTGCTTGATGTCCATCGCTGATCTGCTGCCATCATCGCCCCAAAAAGCTCTGATAACCTGTGCATTACTCGTAATGTCTCCATAAATGTTGATGTCAGCCGTTCTTGTCTCCGTATTCTCAGTTACCTGGTAGTACGTCTTTCTTTTCATCCGTCTCACCTCCCATCTTTAAAAACCTATCTATCTCTTCAAAATTCTTGGTAATAAAATGCTTTTGTGACCAGTCTGTTCCAAGTGGTTCCTTGCCCATCTCTTCCCTGGTCTCGTCTATGCAGTACACACCACTGCCGATCAGAGCTGACACTCCTGCGGCAATGTCGAATATATCTCTGTGCTGAATCCTGCTTGTGTCCACAACGTAGTAATTCCCGGCGGCGAAGTTATCAACACCGCCTCGCTTGTTGAGCGTCTCACTTATCATGTCAGCGTATGGATCAACGCCAAATGTGAGGAACGCTCCGACTATCTCCTTCATGGATGTTATGTTGCCTGTCATCATAGACTCCGGAATATGGAATGCTCCGGCAACCGTCTGAAACAGGTCATTCTTGAGCTTGATGTAATCATCTGCGTTCTTGGACCCTGAGTTCTTGTCAGGCTCTAAGGTATAGCCGTCAAATTCCGGATATATGGCATTCTCGCTCTGCACATACTGCTTGATCTGCTCCTTGATGAATTCGTCAAAATCCTTTTGGAACTCCTTGTCTCCGGCTCGCACGCCCTCGATGTGTATCTTATATTTCTGACCATTTGACTGGCGAAACGCCTTGGATGCGGCGGTCAATACCTTGCCATATTCGTCATACATGCCGTCTATAAGCTGTTTGACGTTGATGTTGTCAAGCGTGAACCTGTAATAGTCGTTGTGCGTGAACGTGCGGCCAAATGTGAAGTTGCCTGTCGTTACCTGAGCGTATATGTCGCCAAGGATTGGCTGCTCCTTCTGCTTGGTGTACGAATCCGCACAGTACAGATATCCGCCCGCATCAACCACCAAGGCCTCTCCGGCTCTGATGACCTTGTTGATAACCTTATGCCAGAACACTGAGCTGCCTTCGTTCCGGTTCGGTGATACATTGAGCAGATAATAATCATTGTTCCGCTCAGGCTTACCGCCGACAAAGCACTTGATCTCTGCCCTGGATATGGCATTGCTTATAAGTGACGCCGCTGTGTGTATGGCCAGCTCTTTATAGTAGAGTGATGCCGGTATGTCTACAATGACCACGCTGTCTTTTGTTCTGCTTGTCGGGAATATCTTTTCGACAAAGTTCTGCCATACTCCCATGTTCTACCTCCTTACAGGGTGATTACTCCGATTCGCTGGTATTCCTTGCGCTCCTTGATCTGGCTCTCCGGTATCATGGATGCTACAAGTGCCATGAATGGGTCTGTCTTCCTGCTCCTTGCCTCTATCTTGGCATAAACAAAGGAGCCCTTATCGGCTCCCACATCTCTGCCATATCTGATTGTCTTTGTATTATTGGTGGCCCATCTGAGTACCACATCATCGCCCCAGTGAAAGTAATGGTTGATGAAACAATGGTCTATGACAGGCACTATCTTGATGATGTCGGTCTGCTTTATCAGCATGAGGTTGCCCCGCTCTCTTGATATGCCTACCTTTGCCAGGGCGTCCGACATAAGCGTATATCTGTAGTTATCTATCGCCACCATGCTTATGGCGTAGCGCCTGCCCATCTCCTCGATGTAGCTTGCTATAATGGATGGGTGTATCTCCACATCGTCTACATATCCAAGTTTGCCCTCCCTTACCCATTCCTGCCATGGTATCTTGAGTCTTGGGATATCCTTGGACGCAGAACAAAGCCATGCCTTGTTGATGTCGTAGCGGTCATCACCTTTCTTGAAGTGGAAGTTGACCGCTGCAAAATCTGATGTCTTCATGTAATCTATGCCAACAGTACAGCTCCAGCCGGTGAGGTCTGGGAGCTCCTGTTTGGTTGCTATGATATTCTCCCAGTCCGTGACTGCGCTTTCCTTCACTGTGTCCGGGAGGTTCATTCTCTTCGCCATGAATGCCGGGAGTCTTTCCGGGTTGGTCTTCCATTCCCGGTATTCCTTCCTTATCTCGCTCATGAGATTCGGCAGGTATGGCAATGATGGGTTCGCCATCGTCCAGTTTTCTTCGTCATCCACCTGTTTCTTGTCGTCCAGGCGGCAGATGAACGGGAGCAAACCGTTGTCGTCTTCTCCGCCCTCCAGAATGGACTCTGATGTTGCCAGAAGGTCATCAAGCGGTCCTTCCCTCACTATTCCATTGGTCGTGTAATATGACCGGCGGGGG